AAAGGTGATTGATTTAAGTTCGCCTTTCAGGGTGTCCGGATCACCGGGCCTGCACTGCATTCGCCTTGTGGTCGCCGGCTACCGCGCCACCTGGAGAGCTTTGCTGGGTATCCGCGCGCCACCGCGGGCCAGTTGATGGACGCAATAGTCACGCGGAGGGGTGGTCGGTTTCCCGACTATTTGGCAAGAGAATGAAAAAGCCCCGCACTTGGCGGGGCTGTGTGTGGTGCTGGCGGTGCTTACGCGGCGGCTTCGGTGCCGTGCTTGCGGTCGAAGTACGCCTTGATCTTCGCGCTGACCTTCGCATGATCCGCATGCTTCGGGTTCGTGTAGGCCTCGGAGCGCATCAGGCCGTCGATATCTTCCGTGCTGATCTGGCCGCTGCCGCCTGGCGGGGTGTCTTCGGCGAACTCGGGGCCGATGGCAGCCATCAGGCGCAGGAACTTTGGATCATTGCCCAGTGGGCTGGCCATGATCTCTTCAACGCTCAAGCCGGCTTTCTGCGCGATCGCACTGGTGCCGACGAAGGCATTGCGCACGTTGCGCGAGAAGTCGGCATCGGTTGCCCAGGTCTTCTTGAGCTCTTCCGTCGCGGCATTGGCATCCAGCACTTGAGCACCGGCCACCAGCTTTGGCGCCAGCTCGAAGTACGATTCCATGACGCCATCGAGCTGCGCCTGAGTCAGATTCAGGCCGTGCATCTTTCCGGCGAAAGTCTTGAAGCCCTCGTCATTCTTTGGGTCGAATGCTTCCTTAAACGCATCCGGAACGGTTACAGCGTATTCCTCAGCAGTCTTGGGCGGTACATCGCCAGCGCCGATGCGCTTCTCAGCATGCCCGTAAGCTTCGGCCAATTTGCGGGACGACGCTTCCAGGTCGAACGTGCCATCTTCCTTGCTGACACGGTACTTCTCGGGGATGAATTCGGTTGGCTGATTTCCGACTCCTGCGCCTGCAGCGCCAGCTGCAAGGACCGACGCGCCAGCGCCAGCTGCTGCACCTTCTCCGCCCGTTCCCGCTCCACCATCACCAGAAGGTCCAGCGCCGGCACCAGCTCCCGCTGCACCACCTGCCGCGCCTTCAGTGCCCGCCTGATCCATGAAAACATAGCGGCTTCTCCATTTCAAAATGTTCACTATTCACTCTCCTCTTCTTGGTTGACATCCACGCCGTGGGCGCGGTTGATTTGACTAACAATGTGCTCCAGAACTCGGCGCTGGCCGTCGCGCTGGTAAGTTTCCAGCACCGCGTCGATGCCGCCCTTCACCACTGCAGGACGGGCAAAGATCATGGTCAGGTCTTCGAGAATGGCCGCGCCGACCTTGTGGTCTTCGAAAATCAGCGCATAGTCCTGCGGGGTTGGTTTGTAGCTCATGCGGCGTTCTTGATCATCTGCGGGGCAACTGCCTGGGTAAGCGCTGCCTGCTGCTCCTGCTGTTGGGCTTGCTGCTGCGCCTGCGCGCGCTGCTCACGGATGGCGGCGATATCGTCTGCAGACCTGCCGATGCGTGACGGTGCACCACGGCCGTCGATGATGATCTTGACGCTTTCATCGACATCAATGCAGTCCCATACCGCCGGGTCCTGCTTCGCCGCCGCCAGCTGGCCGACCGCAGCCAGGGAGGATTCCACCGCGGTGACCTCTTCCAGCTTCTGGGCCTTGGCCATTGGGGAAATGAAGGACACGCTGAAGTTCTTGCCGGCGAGGGATTCCGGCGCCTGACCAAGGATGCCAGCCCGATATGCCAACCCGAAGCACCGGTTGATCATCGGCTGGTACCACTCGGTTTGCATACGGCCGTAGATCGGGCCCAGCAACTGGCGGATCTGCTGCACTCGGACATGGATCTCGGTCGCGGTACGCACAGGGCCATCCTGTGGCGCCAGCTGGTCGGACATGAGCGTCTTGCGGATCGCCGCCTGCAACTGCTCCTTCTTCGTGAAAGACAGGTTGAAGTCGGCGCCAGACTTCAGCGCCTTCATGCTGTTGACGCTGTTGGCCACGATGATCTTGCGGGCGCCGACCTTGACCGTGCGCGGGTTCAGGACGCCATCATCCTCAGCGATCCACATGCCGGAAATTGCCATGTCGGCATTCGTGTCTTCCAGGTACACCAGGCGGTTAAGCTGCTTGGCATCCGGCAGCGCGCGGAACATCGGGCCGACCGCATAGTCGCTGGTGGACAGCTTGGCCCAGCGTGGCGCCACGAATGGGCATTCGTGATAGCCGGATTCGCGTACGGTCTTCTTGCTTTCAACCTCGACGTGGCAGGAGGCAAACGGAAGGTTCTTTGCCCGGCGCGCATCGACAGCGTGAATGGTGCGGGGATAGATCGAATGAACCAGCCTGACCTTTTCGTCAACCTTGCCGTCATCAAACATCTTGCGGACCTTGTCGCTGACCTGGTCAATGCCAAAGTCATTGACGCACTGTTCGACGCTCAACTCGTAGCAGCGGATCAGGGTGTCCGGCAGGCCGCCCGGCTTTGATGCGCTGATCCAGCAGTTCGCCAGCGCCCATTGCTCGAAGTGGTAGCCGCCCTCCTCCTTCTCGCCGATGTACAGCACGAACCAGCCGGCCGGCATCATGTCCAGGCAGCATTCGAAGCCGACCGCGTCGAAGTTCGAAGCGTGGATGTTGGTGAAAATGGATTCAGATGCCTGGTCGAACCAGCGCTTTTCCTCGTCGCTGTCCTGCCCGGCCGACATGCCGAACCAGCGGGAATTGCTCGGAGTGCCGCCGGACATGATTGCCGCCGCCAGGATCTGGCAGGAGTCGGTCGAAGTCGAGTCCAGCAGCCTGGCGCGCTTTGCCTGCAACCCGGAAGTGTCGTTCTTCTCACCGTAGAAGCCGTCGCCGCGCTCCGGGAAGGAATAATCGAAGCAATCGCGCCAGTGCTGCTCGTGCGGGATCCGCAGCTGCTCCAGCGCTGCCTTGCGCCGCATGATCTTTGCGCCGAGGTCATCCATGGTGTTCAGCTTCCGAGTTTGGTTTTGCCGGTGGCCAGCACCGAACTGGTGGCAGGCGAGCCGGTGGCGCCAGCCGCGCCTGTTGCCAGCAGGCTTTGCTGCTGACGCTTGCGCCGGTCTGCAGCGGATGCCGCGTTGGCCTTCGCTGTGGCGTCTGCCTCAGCTTGCAGCCGTTCCGCCTTTGGATCGGTTTTTGGAGGTAGGTCTGGTCCGCCGCTGCACATGATCGATTTTCCTTACTTCGGGTTGACGGTGCCGATGGTCGGCGGGCAGACCCAGCCGTCCAGCGTCAGAACTGCGGATTTCAGCGTCGTTGCGTCAACGTCCGCAGCGCGCATCTGAGCGTACTGCGCACGGCCTGGGCGATTCTGGACACTGGATTCGGCTGCGACGGCCTTGGGCGTGACCTTGGTAGCCGCGGCTTGCGGTTCGCCCTGAGCGTCGCCATGGCCGGTGCCGGTGTCGTTGGCTGGCTGATCGGCCTCAGTCGCTCCTGGGGTTTGGACTTTGGTGACGTTCTTGGCTGGCTGCTTGGACATGGTCGCTCCTGGGGTTTGGTTGGTCTGGGGTAACGCTGGCGAGTATCCGCCGGCCAGTCGGTCGGTTTCCCGACTATCTGCGGGCGTAGGCATTCGGGTAGCGCCGCTCGACTGGCAGCTCGCCGCGCTGCTTGCCGGTGACCTCCAGCCAGAGCACGATCAGGCGCTCGCCGTCCGCATGCCTGGGCTCCACGCCCATCTTCCAGCCGATCAGGGTGGACTTCGACACGCCCAGGTGCCCGACGATCCGGTACAGGCTCCAGCCGCTGGCCTTGAGCTCTGCGAAGAGCCGGAACCAGCTGATGCGGGTGTCGGTGGTCGTGGGTGCGAGCATGCGAAGGGTCAAGCCAGAGCGGCCTCGAACAGCGCAGGCTGTGGGGATTCGACAGCGGCCGGGGTGATCGTGACCACCACCCGGGCCTCGCCGTCCGGTTCCATGCGCTCGGCAACGATCTTGCGCACCCACTTGTCGTCATCGATCGCCACGCCCTTGAGCGAGTCCAGCAGCACCTTGTTGGCGTTGTCCAGGTCGATGCACATGACCGTGTCATCCCACGCCGCGCCATCCTTGCGCATGCGCTTCTGCCAGTCCAGCGGACGATGCGGGTAGAGGCGCACCTCGACATGCACGCGGCCGGTGATCTGGCGCACGCCCTGGGCCTTGCAGATCATGGCAACAGCGGCCCGGAATTGCTTTGCTTCCTTGGTCGGCACGATGCTGATGTGCTGGCCGAGTTTGACCGGGCGCCAGTAGCGGTTCGCGCTGATCGGGTACGGCAGCGTCAGGGTGATCGGGTTCATCAGCCATCCCTCCCGCAGCGGAACATCCCCTGGGTGTCGCCCATCAGCCGGCGCATTTCCCGGATCGGCATGCCGCTGGCCTCGTGCAGCCGAATCAGGATCGTTGGCCCCAGCGGCAGCCGACCGTGCCGGATCTTGCTGATCACCGGCGGCAGGGTCTCGATCTTGCGGCACAGGGCAGCATCGCTGCGCAGGTTCAGGCGCTCGATCACGGCGTCCAGCAGCGGGTTTGCATCGAATTTCACTTCATTCATCGGTTTTTCCATCGTTCTCTCCATGGGGAAATGCGCGCACGCGCGCGAGGTTATGCGGGTTCAGTCACGGTTTCCGTCATCCGTTCCTGCCGCTCAGGGTTGGTTTTCGCACCACGAACCATGGCTTGCAGCTCGCGCTCAAGCCGGAACAGCCAGTGCTTCACGGATGCATCGGACATCTGCAGGTCGTTACGCTGCTGCATGGCGAGCTCGTGCTTCACGGCCTTGTAGACGCTCGGCCAGGAATCCTTGCCGTAGTGCATGCGGATGTCGGTGATGGCCTTGGCCAGCCATTCGCGGCGGTTGATCTCGGTTGTCAGCGCTTGCAGCTGGGCGCCGTCTTTGCCAAAGTGCAGGTAGCACCACCAGTCGCCGCCGTTGGTGCCGGTGCTCATTACGCCCAGCAGGGGGCAGCCGTTTGCGGCGCAGTAGCAGGATTTGTCGTTGCTCATGCTGCGTCCTTGTCGAGGCCATAGGTGCGGACCTGCAGCGCGATCTGGGCCTTTGCCGCTTCAGTGGCTTCACGCTCCTGAAGCGCTTGCTCTTCCCGCTGCTGTTGGGCGCGTTCCATGGGCGATTTCAGGTTCGCAAGCAGCTGCTTGACCTTCGCCAGGCCTTCAGCCGAGAACTCTGCGGCTGCCGGTGTCGGCGCCGGCAAAAGTGCTGCCACTGCCGGGGCTGGCAACAGGCCTGCAGATGCGGCCTTCTTGATCGAGGATTCCCGCTTGGCCAGATCCCAGCCCAGGGAGGTCACCCACTTTGCCGGGCGGTTGGCAGTGCGGGCATCGGTCACCAGTCGCACGTACGCTTCCCGGAATGCCATCCTGGCGCCAATGTCGTCACCGTTGTCGAGTACGGCAAAGGCGATGCTCCAGGCCTGCTGCATTTCGCTGGTCCAGACGATGGTCTCGGATTCGTCGCGCGCGGCCAGCGCCAATGCCCAAGCCTCCTCTGCTCCTGGTCGACCATCGTGCTGAGCATTGCCCAGGATGTGGGCGATCAGATGCGCTGGCGTTGGCTGGTACATCCCGGCTCGGGGGTCGCGCAGGTGGGCCATCATCGCGGCTTCTACCTGGGCGAAGCTATACGGTTCCAGCGACTTGAAAAAAATTGCCTTGCCCATGGCTGACATGGGTTTCCATTGCGGGTTTGTCTCGATCGCGCCGTCGATCAGCGCCGTGAACTTGTCGAAATCGTCGTTAAACATCGATTGCCTCCGTGGGTTTTGCGCTGCCGAAGAGCAGGCGTTTTGCTTCGTCGTTGACGGCTTTGCGGTCTTGCGGCTGGCCGGGTGCTCTGGCGCCCTTGGCGTTGATGCCGGCGGCTTCTTTCGCCCAGCGCTGCAGGATGGCGGCGACGTACCCGATGCCGATGACCTCCCCGGGCTTGCTTTGCTTGGCCTCTTCGCATGCGGCTTGCACGGTTTCGAGCGAGACGCCCTGCTCCGAAAGTGCAATCACGCGCGGATCTGCCGGGGTAGCTCTCACGCCGGCCGTTCGCATGGTTTTCGAAATCTCGCCAGGCGAACAGCCCGCGCCTACTACGGTTGGGTTAACGCTGGGGCTGGTAGTAAGTTCTTTGTTTTTACTGGAGTCTGGTGATTGGTGTCTGGTGTCTGGTGTCTGGTGAGCATTGCCTTCGCAATGCGTTCGCATAGCGTCCGCATTGTTTTCGTCTGATGCGTTCGCATCACTTTCTGTATGCGTTCGCATAGCGTCCGCATTACCCTCAACCTGCTGACGAGGCTTATTCCAGCGGGCTTCAGCCGATGCCTTGGCTTTTCGTTGCTTTCCCTGGTAACGCTCTACTTCCTCGTCGCAACGTGCCTGGTGCCAACCATCGTCCTGAAGAATAAAAAATTCTTTTAATACGGACTCGACCGCTTCCCGTTCATCTTTTGTGCGCGCGGCCACCAGGCGCTGCACTGCCTTGATGTCGGCCGGAAGGGGCTTTTCCTGGGCGTAGTACTTGCGAATCAAACGGCTGTAAGCAGCATCCTCGACAAACGAAAGATGCGCGGTTGCCTCCGCATAGTCGCCAATGTGATGCTCGTAATAATTCATGGCGCCGCCCTCCTCCTACACTTCTGGCAAAGGCTGTCGCCCTTTGCGAACTGGCCTTCGCTGCGGCGCTGCTTGCACGGGCCAGCGCACATCTGCATGCGGTCGTTGATTGGTTTGCGTTGCGCCGTGGTCGCGCGGTATTGCTCGATCTGGTGCGGTGTCATGCTGCCTTCCTCTCCTGCCTGTGCAGCTCGATCTCACGCTCCCAGTAGGCGATCTTCCAGTGCTGGTCAGCTTCCGAGCCGCGCTCATATGGGCAGACGCGCATCGGTAAGCCCTGTTCGACTGCCTGGCGCGCGCGGCGCTTGATCTCGTCAATGGAGTGCATCTGGTCGCTCATGCCGGCACCTTGTCGGAAACATAGATAACGATGACGCTGCCCTCCGCCTGGTGACGGACCGCCTCGACGCCTTCCTTCGCGAAGAAGCGTTCGACCTGCCGGGCCGTGGCGTTCGCCAGCAGCTTCCAGCCGGTTGAGGCCTTGCGGATTTCGTAGAGAGCGCGGGTCATGCAGTCACCTTCCCTTGCATGACGGAGGTCAGGAAGCGCAGCTTTTCTTCCGCATCCCTGGCGCGCTTTTCAGCGTCCTCTGCGCGGCGCTCGGCTTCGGACTTGAGCATGACCAGGCCACAGCCAACCTGGTAGGCGACCCACTCCGGGTAGATCGTGTTGCCGACCGTCTTACAGAAGTCCTTCACCAGGTCGCCCTGCAGCGTGGCCTTGCCCTTTTTGATGTTCGAGAAGTAGCCGGCGTCGATCCCGAGTGCCAGATAAATTTCCTTGTCATCGAGGCCGGATGCATCGCAAGCCAGCGTGAATGCGGCGCCGCTGGTCTTTTTCGCGCGGATCATCGCTGCCGGCACATCTACCTGCTGCGGCGGCCTGGCCAGCGCCAGTTCGGATTGGTCGTCAAGTGTTCTCATTGTTTTTGAACCCGGTTGAGTACCCTGTTTTGGCAAAAAAATATGAAACTGCGGAAACGTTGCTGCTTTGGAAACCGTTTGCGAAATATCAAAAAGTCAAATTTCAGGCAAAAAAATAGACCGCGCAGGGGCGGTCCCGGTGATTCAGTGTGCGGCCTCGTGGTGGGCGGCTCGGTTGGCTGGCTCGATGAACATGTCAGCACAGTCTTGCGGGGTTACCTGGCTGTCCGTCTCGCGTTCGATCTGCAAGGCGTAATCCAGCGTGACGCGGGTTACTCCCCTGACCCACTGGCTCACAAGGCCCTGTGATGCAGGCGGATTCAATCGCCTGCCGAAATCACCCTGCGACTGCTTTGTATTTTTAAGGTGTTCTTCGAGGTGCATTTTCTGAGTCCGTTTGATTAGCATTGCTCCTATTCTACATTAAAAGCACAGCTTTTCAAGATGTTCCCGGATCAATAAGTACAACTAATAAAATCAAACAATGAAAAGAAGACCACTTACCGCGGAAGAAAAGGCAGATGCAGAACGGCTGAATGCCGCCTGGCTGGCTTACAAGGCTGAACACAAAGGTGCCACACAAACATGGCTTGGCGCTGAAACTGGACTCGGTACCCAGGGTGCCGTTGGTCAGTACTTACGGGCTGTCATCCCGCTCAATCTTGATGCCTTGCTTACTTTTTGCAGGGTGCTAAATATTGACCCACAGAATGTAAGTCCGCGCCTTACAAATAAGGTTTTCTGGCACGAGCCAGGCGCAGGGAAATCAAAAAATATTCTTATTTTTACCGATCGACCGAACGCAATCGAAGCCAGAACGCTCGGAAAACTCCCCCTGATCTCCAGAGTTCAGGCCGGCGCCTGGACTGAGATCGTGAACAATTTTCAACCAGGCGATGCGGAAGACTGGATTCCATGCCCGTTCAAGCATGGGCCGAATGCGTTCATTTTGCGAGTCGAGGGCAACAGCATGCACGACCCTGGTGGCGACAAATCCTATTCAGATGGAGATTTCATAGCGGTCGACCCGGCGCGCGAAGCGCATAACCGTAGCCTAGTAGTGGTCAGGGAGAACGGCGACCAGACCGCGACATTCAAACAACTGCTGATCGAACCGAACGGCACATACATGCTGCAGGCCTTGAACCCGAACTGGCCGCAACGTATCAGGCCAATGCCGGAAAACTCGGAAATCGTTGGTGTTGTTATAGGGAAATGGGTGCCAGAATGATAGTAGCGATAATTGGATTGATAGGGCTTTACTGCCTTATTTCATTCGCCCAAAGCACACGAATTGGCTATTCAGGCCCAATCTCAACATATCTCAGCATTGCCCAGATCCCCGCATTTATCTCTATTCTATGGGGGCTCGCATTAGCAACTGGATGGTGGGCGCCCGCATTTTTCATTGTGGCTTCAATCGCTGCAGGCTGCATGAATGCGGTGCTTGCTCGCGAGAAAGGGCAATATGCTCTTGTCGTGGCTCAGCCCGTTAGAGGGATATTATTTGCAATCTCAGCTTTTGCAATCTGGTCACCTCGACTTTTTTAAATAAACAATGCTCAGTACAAAACCCGCTTCGGCGGGTTTTTTGTTGCCAGCGTAAAAATTTTATCCATTTTTATTAGCATTGCTCTTGACTTACAAAAAAGCATCGCTAATAATACTACCTGAGAGCAATGCTAATAAACATCTTTCAGGAGAACAAAAATGGCAGCAGCAACCCACCCCGCCGGCGACATCATGACGCGCCGCCCGGCCTATCACGACGCCGCCCTGGCACGCGATCTGGCGCTGGAGCATTCGGACGAGCAATACCAGGCCGAGATCGAGAAGCGCGCAAAGCTGTCGATGGAGCCGGACGGCGAGTATGACCCGTTCGACGGCAACAACCTCTCTGAAGCCCTGGGCGACTTCGAGACCTGCGACGAGATCACCGCCGAGCTGGGCCGCCTGCTGCACGCTGGTGACGATGCTGCCGTCGGTGCGTACCTGCGCAGCGTGTCGGTCAAATACTGGACCAAGAATGCCCGCCTGCAGGCCAAGGTCGCGCTGGATGCCGAAGAGGTGGAGGAATGAGCGCCGTCACCATCAAGATCGAAGGCTTCATCATGCGGTCGCCGCATAGCGGGAATATCTGCTTTTACGAAAGCGATATGTCGCAGTACGGCTATCTCATGGTTGGCCCGTACACGCACGAATTCGACTACGAACTGCCGGAAGGCTGGGACCCGACCGCCGCCCAGGTCGCCGCGCTGAACAAGCAAAAGGATGCGCTGACCGACGAGTTTCACCGCCGCGTGGCCCAGATCAACGACCAGATCAGCAAACTGCAGTGCCTGGAATTCACCCCAGAAGGTGCCGCATGAGGCGCTACTCCGTCACCGTGCGCACTCTCGAAGAGCGCATCGAATACTCCGCCATCGCCCGCTGCGGCGCAGATGCCGCCAGCACTGCTTATGACCTCTTCGGCGTTTGCGCCGTGACTGTGAGGCCGGCATGAGGACGTTCTTCTATCTATTCCGCTTTTACCGCAAGAGCGGTCACCGCATCATTCCGGCCGCCAAGCGCGCGGCTCGTGTTTTCAAAGGGGGATTTTAATGAATGCTGTAACTGAACAGATCAAACTGGACCGATCGAAATTCATCGGTGGCTCCGATGCCGCCGCTATCCTGGGCGTAAGTCCGTGGGCAACGCCGGTTGAATTGTGGATGCAAAAGACCGGCAAGGCTGCGCCGGAACCGGTTGATCCTGTGCGCGAACGCATTTTTGCCCGCGGCAAGAAGCTTGAGCCGGTGATCCTGGACATGGTGATGGACAAGCTACGCGAGCGCGGCCACGACGTCCAGCTGATCGCCACGAATGAGCGCTACACGGACCCGGAGCACAGCTTCATGTCCTGCGAAATTGACTTCGAAATGATGCTTGATGGCGAGCACATCAACGGTGACTGTAAATCCGTGATCGGCTTCGCTCGCAAAAAATGGGGTGAGGAAGACACTGAAGACGTGCCGATCGAATACGCCGCGCAGTTCATGCACGGCCTGATGATCACCGGCCGGCGCCGTTGCCTGGTTGCCGCGCTGATCGGGCTGGATGATGTCGCCATCTACTGGGTGAACCGGGACGATGAAACGATCGCCGCCATGCGCGAGAAGGAAGTCGCGTTCTGGAATGATCACGTCCAGGGCGACACGCCGCCGGACACCTTCACTTTCGACGACGTCAAGGCCTTGTTCCCAGGCGATAACGGTCTGTCCATCGATGCAACGCCAGAGCTGGCCATCAAGGTCAAGGAACTCGCCGGCGTGAAGGCTCAGATCCAGGATCTCGAGGAAGCCGAGGAAGTGCTCAAGCACGACATTGCCGACTTCATCAATCCGTTCGCCATCCTCAAATTCGACGGCAAGGAAATCGCGAGCTGGAAAGCGCAGTCTGCTGCCCGGTTTGACGTGAAGGCATTCCAGGAAGCCGAGCCGGAGCTCGCAGCGAAATTCATCAAGACCACCACCACCCGCGTCCTGCGGCTCAAGAAAGGAAAATAAGCATGTCCGCATCCCAACTCAAGACCATTGCGACCGGTAAAGCGCCGGCACACGAGGAACCGAAAGACCTGGCGCACCTGATGGCCAGTCCGAAGGTGCAGGCACAGCTGAAGGTCGCTCTGCCCCGCCACATGACCGCCGAGCGTATGGCGCGCATCGCTACCACCGAAATGCGCAAGATCCCAAAGCTGGCCCAGTGCGACCCGATGTCCTTCTTGGGCGCCGTGATCCAGTGCGCTCAACTCGGCCTGGAGCCGGGCAATGCCCTGGGCCACGCCTACATCCTGCCGTTCGACAAGCGCAAAAAGCAGGGTAACCAGTGGGTTACTGAGCGTGTCGAAGCACAGGTCATCATCGGCTATCGCGGCATGATCGACCTAGCGCGTCGGTCCGGCCAGATCGTCAGCATCGATGCGCGCGCGGTTTATGAAGGGGACAAGTTTGAGTGCGTACTCGGCCTGGACGCCACCATCAAGCACGAACCGGACTGGCAGAATCCGAACCGGTCGCAGCCGGACAAGCTTCGCTTCGTCTATGCCGTGGCAAAGCTCAAGGATGGCGGCGTGCAGTTCGACGTCATGTCGCGCGCCGAAGTGGACGGCATCCGCGCGCGCAGCAAGTCGGCAGATAACGGCCCCTGGGTGACCGACTATCCGGCCATGGCACTTAAAACCGTGGTGCGCCGCCTGTTCAAATTCCTGCCGGTATCAATCGAGATCCAGCGCGCAGTCGGCCTGGACGAACTAGCGGACGCCGGCATCAGCCAGCAAAACGGGGCCATCATCGACGGCAATTTCTCCGAGGTCGAGACGCCGCTGGAGATCGATCACAGCGCACAGGGCGGCGATGAAAGCGCAGGTGATACATCGGGCGCCGCCTACGACGCCATGTTCAAGCGCATCACTGCCTGCACCGACATCGATGTGCTTGAATTAATCACCGACGAAATCCGCTATATCGAGCCGGACACCGACCAGACCAAGCTGTACGAGCTGGCCAATCAGCGCCGCGCCGAGCTGCAGGGCCAGTAACCATGCGAGCGCAACGCCTCAGCACCTGGGTGGCTCTCCGATGCAAGGAAGAGCCGTTCCGCCAGTTCCTGCGGGTACCAGACGAAGCGACCGCCGCCCATTCCGTGCGCGCGATCTGCGAAGTCAAGTCCCGCAGCGAGCTGGACAGCAACCCGGCCGCGGCGCAGCGCTTTCACCAATTTATCCGCCTGGCCTACGCGCAATACCTGCAACACGCCTCCAACGACCAATAAGGAAAACCGTGAAAACCGTCCTCATCTACGACACCGAAACCACCGGCCTGCCGCTCTGGAGCAAGCCATCCGAAGATCCGGGCCAGCCGCGCGTGACGCAACTGGCTGCCGAGCTCTGCAACCAGGAGACCGGCGAAACGCTGGCCTACATGGATTTCCTGATCAAGCCGGATGGCTGGACGATCCCGGACGAAGTCGCAGCCCTGACCGGCATCACGACCGATAAGGCGCGCAAGTTCGGCGTGTCGATCCAGCAGGTACTGCCGATGTTCCTGGCCATGTGGAGCAACGCCAGCGAGCACCGCGTCGCGCACAATGAATCTTTCGACATGCGCATGATCCGCATCGAACTGATGCGCCATACCGCCTATGGCGCCAGCTTCGCCGACGCATGGAAAGAGGCCCCGGCCTTCTGCACGTGCTCCAGCAGCCTGAACATCGTCAACCTGCCGCCGACCGCAAAGATGCTGGCCGCTGGCCGGAACACGCCGAAGCAGCCCAACCTGGGCGAAGCCTACAAGCACTTCACCGGCGAAGCCCTGGTGAATGCCCACAATGCCGCTACCGACATCATGGCCTGCAAGGCCGTGTATTTCGCCCTCAAGAAGCTTTCCACCCACGACCAGGAGCAACTCGCATGTTCGAACTGAAAGACCACACCGTAAAGCTGGCATCCGTCAATCCGCGCGCCGAGATCCACGGCGAAGAACGCAAGCCAGCGTTCGACCTCAAGCTGGAAGTCGCGTGCACATCTGACGTGTTGATTTACTTCCATCCGGAGCTGCGCACCACGCTCTACAAGAAGGCCGACTCTCCGGACCTGGTTGAACAGGCCGACGCCGAAGCCTTGACTGCGCTGCGCTACCCGAAGCTCGGCGCCCTGAAATGGGATTGGGAAGGCCTCGGATATACCCTGGTGGTCGCCTACGGCGTGCGCGGCAAGAGCGACATCAGCCTGGGCGACTGCAAGGTCGACAACATCCGCATCGAGCCGCAGAACGGCGGCACCGTGAACCTGTCCCTGCGCGTGATCGCGCATCCGGAATCGAAGGACGTCGGCAAGTTGTGCGAAATGATCCAGCAGAACATCGAAATCAGTTTGACGCCTCCGGAAGCGACCAGCGTCCAGGAACTGTTCGGCGAAGCAGCGTAACGATTTCCCGAATGGTCCGGGCCCTTCATGTTCCGTACGCCGGGCGGTGACCAGACCGGCAAGAATTCATCACCACCAGCAGCACAACTCAAAACCTCCAGGGGATAAACCATGAAATCATCTGAACAAGAAATCCTGCCGATCATCGGCACTACCATGGCTGGCGGCTTCTATGCCGGCCGCATCAATATCGAAGGTCAGCTGTTCGCGCTGATCGTGGCGCCGAAGGCTGAGGGCGAGCAGGAAGGCGTTGCCCTGTTCTCGAGCAGCAAGGACGTGCCGAGTGCGAAGTCATGGAACGATGGCCTTGCCAATACCAACGCGCTGGCAGAGGCTGGATGCAAGCCGGCCCAGTGGGCACGTGATCTGCGCATCGATGGCCATGACGACTGGTACCTGCCGAGCCTGGATGAGCTGGAAGTCATCTACCGCAACCTCAAGCCCACCGCCGAAGAAAACTACGTCTACAACCGCTCCGGCCTGAATCTCTCGGCAGTGCCGCCGACCCGCCCGTACACGCTGGAACTGCCCACGCAAACGCTGGCCGAGGCATTCCAGGAGGGTGGAGAACAAGCCTTCGCTGATCGCTGGCACTGGTCTTCCACCCTGCACGCTTCGGACTCTGACTTTGCCTGGTGTCAGCACTTCTACGACGGCCTCCAGAGCTACTCCACCGTCGTCAACGTCAAGTTGCGTGCCCGAGCCGTCCGCAGATTGCCCATTTAATCCTTTATCCATTTCAGGGAGTTTGAACACATGACTACCGTAACCATTGAGCAGGTCAAGGTCGAGCAAGCAAAGCTGGCCGACATGATCGCCAAGCTCGAAGCCCAGGCAAAGCGCACTATCACGATGCCGGCCGCTGAGATCAAGCTGAACGAAGGCGAGCACTACGCCGGCATCATCCTCGGCAAGGACGGCGCCGCGAGCTATCACCTGATCCTGTTGCCTGGCCAATCCGATGACATCAACTGGGCGAATGCCAAGGACTGGGCAGCTGAGGCCGGCGGCGAGCTGCCGACACGCCGCGAGCAGGCCCTGCTCTATGCCAACCTCAAGGAACAGTTCGAGGAACGCTATTACTGGTCCAGTGAAGCGCACGCTTCGGACTCTGTCTTTGCCTGGTGTCAGCACTTCAGCTACGGCAGCCAGGACTGCTACGACGTCCTCATCAAGTTGCGTGCCCGAGCCGTCCGCAGATTAGAAATTTTGTAATTTAGTCCTTTATTCAGCATGGCACTCCACCACCAGCTTCCGATCTACAAGGCGTCCTACGATCTGTTCGATCGCATCACCGACCTTGCCAAAAACATGCCGCGTGATTTCAAAGCGAGCATCGGCGGCAAGCTCCGCGACGAATGCATCGAGATCCTGACGTTGATTTTCCGGGCCAATGTCGCCCAGGATAAAGCGCCGCATCTCGATATCCTGATCGAGCGCTTGCAGGTCGCCGAGCTGCTGCTGCGCCTGTCCCGTGACAAGCGCCTGATTTCGACCAAGCAGTATGCCGGCGCGGTCGAACTCACCAGCAGCATCGGCAAGCAGGCCGGTGGATGGCGCCGCTCCGCATCTCGCCCGCTTCATGGAGGTTAAGGCCATCATGACTGTGCGATCTTTCAATCTGGTCGTGCCGCTGGCTCACAAGGCCACCGCCATGCGCACCACAGATACCGTAGGCAGCAGCCTGGTCAGGTCTGGCGCAGTTTCCCCGCTGATCGGCAATAGCCTTCGGCGGGGCGACGTGGATAGCACGATACAACGCTTCGGACTCTGACTATGCCTGGTATCAGAACTTCAACAACGGCAACCAGAACTACAACAACGTCAACAACAAGTTGCGTGCCCGAGCCGTCCGCAAATCGATACGCGGCCCACCATGCTGATTTTTCCTTCACCGACCTTGTACAGGCCTATTTCGACTGCCGCAGGAACAAGCGCAACAGCGCTACCGCCCTGGCATTCGAACAGAACCTGGAACGCAACCTGGCGGATCTGCAAGATGAGCTGGTCGCGGGCACCTATCGCCCGGGCCGCTCGATCTGCTTCGTCATCACCAGGCCAAAGCCACGCGAGGTCTGGGCGGCCGAATTCCGCGACCGGATCGTGCACCACCTGCTCTACAACCATATTTCGCCGCGGTTCTACGCTTCCTTCATCGCCGACAGCTGCGCCTGCATCCCGGGCCGCGGCACACTCTATGCCGCCCAGCGGCTGGAAGCGAAGATCCGTAGCATCACCCAGAACTGGAGCCGACCGGCCTGGTATCTCAAATGCGATCTGGCCAACTTCTTCGTCAGCATCGACAAGGACGTGCTCTGGCCGCTGATCGCTGCGCGCGTGCCGGAACCGTGGTGGCGCCAACTGGCGCACACGATCCTATTCCATGACCCGCGTCAGGATTTCGAACTGCGCGGGCGCCCTGATCTGCTGCAGCTGGTACCCGAGCACAAGCGACTGGGCAGCCAGCCGGCGCACCTTGGTCTGCCGATCGGCAACCTGAGCAGCCAGTTTTTCGCCAACATCTACCTGGATGCGCTCGACCAGCATGCCAAGCACCGCATCGGCGCCCGGCATTACATCCGCTACGTCGATGATTTCGTGCTGCTGCACGAGTCGCCTTACTGGCTCAATGCCGCGCATGCCGAGATCGAGGCTTTCCTGCCGCGCGTGCTGAATGCCAGGCTAAATCCGACGAAGACCATCCTGCAGCCGGTGGCGCGCGGCGTGGACTTCGTTGGTCATGTGATCAAGCCATGGCACACCAGGGCGCGCCGGCGCACCGTTGCCGAAGCGATCAAGCGCATCGGCGCCATGGACGCTGCCGACATTCACGCATCTGCCAACAGCTATTTCGGCCTGCTGCGGCAATCCGACAGCGGCCACACCGACTGCGCCCAGCTGGCCAAGGCCGTGATGCGGCGCGGGCACTGCGTCAACAAGCAATTCACCAAGACATACAGGAGGTCTGCATGATGCAGCAAGCCGAATTTATGCTGATTCCAGCGGCGATACCGCTCGACGTGGAACGATTTTCCGCATGGCCTTTCCCTGGCATGACGGCACTCGAAACCGCGCAATCTTTTCTGTCGCAAAGCCAAGAGTTTCAGGAGGTCATCGCAGCCACTATTCTCTCCATGCCAGGCAAAGCCGGCACATCTGGCCAGGTGCGCGCAGCGATACCACAAGAATGGCAGGACGCACTCGGGGAATTCTGTCATGCGAGCTTGTGCGCAAGAGAGGGAGAGCGGCACGGAATCGATGTAAAACACGTGTCGCATGACGGCGGCGGCTATCACATTCAGTATAAAGCGGCATGGAGGGAAAAATGACAACGACCAGCAACCCCTTCGCGGGCCCTAAGTACGGCGACAACCAGACCTACCATACAGACGCAGAAAGCCGTGCCAACATGGTCAAACAGTTCGATCGTGCGCAATGCGAGGCCGCCATGCAAGTTCCGGGTTTGCAAAAGATTGTGGAACGCGCCGTGCAGGTTCGCCTGCGCGCCATCGCGAAAGCTGAAGGCGTGAAATGACCAAATCCCGCAACATCATGCCCCCTCGCGCGCACTGGTCTGCCGAGCACCTGGCCATCCTGCGCGAGCGCTATCCGAACGAAAAGGCCAGTGTGATTGCAGCCGATCTGGGGCGCCCTGTCTATTCGATATACGGCAAAGCAGCGCAGCTTAACCTGAAGAAAACAGCCGAGTTCATGGCAGATCCGACTCTTTCCGGTCGCGCCGACGGCACCAGGGGCGAATCTGGACGCATCCAGAAAGGCAGCACGCCCTGGAACAAAGGTATGAAGGGGCTGCATTACACCGCAAGCGTCCCGACGCAGTTCAAGCCAGGCTCAAAGCCGCACAACACGCAGCCAATCGGTAGCTATCGCCATGACAAGGACGGCACGCTACAGCGCAAGATCAGTGATGCCGGCGGGAACAACAGTAAGCGGTGGCGTGGCGTGCACGAGCTGGTCTGGGTCGAAGCCAACGGGCCGCTACCGCCAAAGCATATCGTGGTTTTCAAACCAGGCATGCGCACCACCGTATTGGAAGAAATCACGATCGACAAGGTCGAGTGCATCAGCCTGGCCGAGAACATGAAACGCAACACCCGGCATAACCTGCCGAAAGAAATCAACGAAGTCATCCACCTGCGGGCCGTGCTGACCCGCCACATCAACAAACGGAGCAAAAGCAATGAGCGAACAGAAGAAAACCATTGATGACCTGCGGGACGTGCTGTTCCAGACCATCGAGGCAGTAAAGAGCGGATCACTGGAGATCGACCGGGCAAAGACGATTTCCGATCTTGCCCAGGTCATGGTGAATAGCGCCAAGGTGGAAGTCGAGCATGCCAAGGTGACTGGACAAAAAGGCAGCGGATTCCTGGAAAAACCGCAGGAACTTCCAAAGGGGATCACCGGCGTGCATGTGCATAGGCTCGCTGGCTGACGTGACCGCCCTACTAGTCATCATCGGCATCGTCGTTTTTGTCCTGGTGTTCGTGTGGCGGTTTTCCCGCGGCATGGAAAAGGATACGGAAGGGTATTAATGCAGCAGGCAGTACAGAAGGTAATTGAAACAACACGCAGCAATTGGAAGGTGAAATATGAGCGCAATTCTCCCGTTTCTCACGGACTCCGAAATCAAGGAAGTCACCGCACCGCTGACCCAGCCGGCCGCGATCGTGCGCTGGTTCAAGAACAACGGATTCGGGGAAGTAAAAGTGCGGCCGAACGGCATGCCCCTGATTAACCGGGCGCACTTCGACACGGTCACCGCCGGCGCCCAAAAGCAGGAAGAAAACAAAGGTGAGCAACCGGATGCCGCCGCATATCTGAAACGCCTTGCAACCAAGGCAAAACAAAGGGCAGCCGCCTGACTGGTGTAAATTATGGCAATGGGACGCAAAAGAAAAGACAATCCACTCGGCCTGCCGGCGCGCACTTATGCCAAGCATGGGGCGTTTTGGTACGTCCACAAGAACGGCACCTGGGAGAACCTGGGCACAGATCTGGCCGAGGCCAAGCGCAAAGGGAATCTGTACAACGATCCGGACTGCCGCTATGGAACCATGGCCTATTACCTCGATGACTTCGTTGTGCACTGCGAGAAGCGCGTCGGCAAGAAGGATCTGGCGCATCGCACCTATGAGGACTACAAGCGCGACGTCGAGCCGCTGAAAGACTTCTTCGGAAAGATGACACCGGCCGGAGTGGAGCCGAAGCACATAGCCCAATATCTTGACCTCGGTGCAGAAAATAACCGGCCTGTCCGGGCGAACCGGGAAAAGGCCTGCCTGTCGGCCTGCTTCACCTGGTTGATCCGCACCGGCGAGGGTAGCGTCAAAACGAACCCCTGCATCGGTGTCCGGAGGAACAAGGAAACCCCGCGGGAACGCTATGTCGAGCATGCTGAATATCAGATCGTCCGGAAGAAAGCCGTGCGCCAGGTGCGCGGCCTGATGGATCTGATCTACCGAACCCTACAGCGCCCGGAGGACATCATCAACTGGACGCCGGCCAACATCATCAACAAGATCGAGCCAAACGGGGCCACAAGGCGCGTAATCCGCAACGACCAGGGCAAGACAGGGGCGGTGGTCGATATCGCCATCACGCCCGAAATTGATGCGATCCTGAAGGACTTGCGGGTCGATGGCACGGTCACAGGCCCGGGCAAGACGCTGATCCATACCATGAAGGGCGAGGCCTACACCTATGACGGCCTGTGCGCCATGCTGCGCCGGTACATTACCAAGGCGAAAGTGGCCAGTTTTGGCTTCTACGATCTCAAGGGTAAGGGTGCGACCGACATGTGGCTGTCCGGCGTGCCGCTGGAACAGATCCAGGTGCTTTGCGGTCACGAGTCGGTGCGCACCACGGAGGTTTATGTGAAGTGTCGTTGGCGCGGCACAGTCGAGCCAAATCAGGTGGCCGCAACTGTCTAATAGAAGAGCGGGAACCCAATGTTTATGCGGGTCTCCGGATGGGTAAAATCTGAAAAATATTAGACAGCGAGCACCCCATAAAGCCTTATTCCATGCGGGCTGGCGGGGCGATAGAAGCCGGGACTGTTAATCCGCAGGTCCCTGGTTCGAGTCCAGGTCGGGGAGCCAGTAATATCAAGGGGTTACGTGCAAACGTAGCCCCTTTTGTTTTGGACTTTTGGACGGTTTATTAGACAGTGTCTAATATTTCACCATTTATAGGTGACGCCAACACCGACAAAGTAGTCGGGTTTACTGCCCACAATATCCACAGAACCGATCACGCCGGCATGCAGCGCCTTGACCTGTACGAAGTCCTGCCGGGCCTGTAACCGGATTGCCTGCTGTCCATTCTTAATACCAGCATAGACCCCAATCTCCCCCCTGCTTTCGACTGCCAGCCATGGCAATGGATCGGTTCGAACATAGGTTTCTGACTGGCCGGTTTCGGTATTGATGACGGTGGTCACCGTGTGGGAGTGCTCCCCGGCCGGAACCTTGCTGGATGCCAGCACCTTTTCCTTGTCGTTCTTGGTGACCGCTGGCGGCAGGGCCAACTTATTTTTCAGCTTCGCGCCGCCCTGGTAGACGGTGACCTTCGGAATGGTGACTTCTTCCTTCGGCTCGGCCTGCACTTCCTTGGCCGGCGTGGCCACGACCACCTGCCCGGCTTGCTCTGGCGCCGGCTTGAGGATCAGCCAGCCGATGACGAACAGGCCGATAGCAACGATCAGTGCCGACTGTGATACCTCAAGGCGCGTCATGCCAAGTCCCGCAGTCCCGGCCGCGTGCCGCGGTTATCGATCGTCAGCACCTGGCGCCGTGGGTTATGCGAAAACGACACATGTACCCAGGAATCGAATTCATACAGAAGCTGGTCGAACTCGATGCCGGATTTCTTCACCAGCTGGGCGACTGCCAGCGGCGGCCCGTAGCTCGGGCAAGTGAAATCAGCAGCGAGGCCGTACATGTGCTGGCTGTTCTTGGAGCCGCCCACGGCAGAATTGAGGATCGGGCCACGGTAGCCGCTGGAAATCAGGATCGGCTTGACAAGCAGCTCGCGGATCTGCTCCAGGCCCGGGCAAAGAATGTTGCGCATATTCGCCAGCGCGGTCTCGGTCGGGGTATTGTCGATACTGCGCCGGCTGGCCGTCTGCGAGTGGATCAGCTCGGCAAGTGTGAAGTGGGGGCTTAGGTTCATGGCCGATCCTTGTTTTCTGGTGCGCGCGGGAATTTCGTTTCGAAGAACCCCTCCAGGTGGAAGAGTGCCCGGCTGCCCATGTGGCCGGAAATGCCAACGAATGCAGCGGTAGCCAGCTGGTGGAAGCCGGACCACTCGCACAAGAAGAAGGTCAGGACGCCGGCAAAGGCGGATGTGAAAATCTCGCCGAAGAATTCCACGAAATTCCATGCCCGCGCATTCCCTTCCCTGACCTTGCGCATGAAAGAGACAAATCCCCCCAGGGCAGACAGGCCGAAGACCCACAGGTAGGTAAGAACCGAGTAGGTTTCAGGTGATTTTTCTGGCATCTGCATGGCTTTCTTATTGTTGATCAATCAAAAAACAGGGGGCCTCGATCAGGCGATGATTTCCATGTTGAACGTGCCGCTATTACCCGCCGTCAGGTCAAGGTTGCCGCCCGACGACTGAAATGCGTACACCTCGAAATAATCGCCAGCCGCAACATCGAGGATCGGCGTGATCACCTGAAACGACGTGATAGACCCATTGACTGGCGCGACCGTTGACTCCGCCATGCCATTAAAGGCAAGTCCGTTTTTCAAGATGCGCGCGCGGCGCCGGCCGGTGGCGTTTGAGGCAAACAGCACGCCCGCAGTCAAGCGCACACGGGAAACGCCGACAGGGACAGTTAGGCGTGTTGGTGTGGCGGCATTCCATATGCCCGTGATTGTTTCGTCTGCACTGATTGCCGAGTAAGTGATGGCCGCCTCGACGCTGGTTGTCAGCGTCTGGGTGGCATAGGTGACAATGGCGTAACCAGGTGCGCGAGAAGACGTCACGCAGTATTCTGTTTTTGCCATCCCGCCGAGATCGACTTCCTTGGTAATGGCATCCTTGAAATGATTGTCCTTGACAATGATGTCGCTGCAGGTAGCGTCCGCCGTCAGGCCGTAGTGGCGTACCGCCCCCTGAAGCAAGTTGCCGGTGACGACCGCATCGGTAACATTCACCAGCTTGATGCCTGTTGCCGTGCCGGATGTACCTGTGTTGATGAATTGATTGCTAATGATGGTATGACTTGGTTTGCCGTTCAACTCAATGTCGACATAACTCGCCGTGGCGTCCGATCGGCGATAGAAAAGATTACCGGCGATATATGTCTGGCTGCGCTGGTTGGTGTAGATCCCGCCGTTGTAGGTATTCATATGGCAGGACAAGACACGCAATGCAGGATTGCCAGACACGCCAGAATCATCCAGTCGGACACCGTAGTTACAGACCACCATGATGCAATTAGTAATTTCAGTGCCTTCAGTGGCATCGGTTGCGCCGTTGGCTTTCGTGATGGCGTCATACCACCAGTGGAAGCGAGTACCGGCAATCACAGGGGCACCCGTGCAATTACCTTCCATGTAAATGCCTTCGCCGTTCTTTGCAACGCCAGTCATGATTCGGCCAACAAAATGGCTGTTCGAAATCGTGGCATCCTTGGCCGATACTAGGTGAAGCCCCTTCGTCCAGTAGTTTCTATTGGTGGCAAGGCGATGATCCTTTCCGATACCAAGATTGAAATAGTTATCGCCGCGCCGCTTGTCGCCGGCAGCATCGTTGTGGATGACTTTCAGCGCTGCGCCGGCAAATGGCGCACCAGCCAGGATCGCAAGGTTGTGCACCGAGGTCGAGCCGCCCTCCTCGTAGTCAACCGCGCTGGAAAAGTCCAGTTCCAGCCCGCCATCGGAGCCGACGAACAGGAGTTGCGACGTTTCGGTGCCCTCACCCATCACACTGAACGCAAAATTCGATACACCGTAAATCTTGTCACTCAGCAGAAAACGGCCATTAATGCGCGGGTTATAGCCATTGGCGGCGCAATAGATGAAATACTTTTGCATGCCATCGGTGTCATCCGTCACGCGGTCACCGACGCACCCGAAGTCCCGCGGCGTTGGAGATTCACGCAACTTGCTCTGGAAAGTTCTGGTAATTGAACCGTCTCCGCCCTGGATAAAGGTCCCGTTTCCGCTCGGGAGGTCGGCGATATAGGTTTCGATCAGGTCCAGCGCCGTGCGCTTATTCACCGCGTCCTGCTCAGCTAGCGGGTCAGCCAGATCCTGAATACGGTTATCAAGTGCTCGGTAGGCGCCAGAGCCATTCGTGTCGTTCTGACCGAGCTTTAGTACGCGGCCTGCTGCGCCGCGTGACGCGCCCAGAAGTGTCCCGAGCTGCTGCAAAGCCATCCAAATCCGGTCAAAATCCGGATTCACGACTGCAGAACGAAAGTCGCCGTTCTGCTGGTAATCGGTATCGCGCTTCAACTCGACAATGCGATCGATGCCAACAATAACTCCAGATTCCGGCGCAGTAGAAAATGTAACTGTGCCGCCACCTTCCTCACCAATTCCGGCAACCGTGAATCCACTGGTGACCTCTTCCTCGTCGACAGTGATATACAGATCATCTTCCGCCAGCACCTGGCACGAGAATGCAAACACGGTAGTTACACCGTTGCCGGTATAGCGGAAACTGTTTTCTTGAACTGAGACTGTCACGGCGACCTCGCATAGAGCGACGCCGTGGTTGAAGGCGTCTAGGCTTCGAGCGTCACCTCGAAGACGCCCGTTTGTTGGCGCCAATCATTGCGCGAGGGGTCGGTCGGTTTCCCGACTAATTTATTGATGCGGACAGGCGCCTGCTCAATGGCGCCGGCCCCGCTGTCCAGGTAGTCATCCGGCTGCTGCTTGACGGCCGGGTTCCAGTCGGTCATCTGATCCCAGAGCGGCCCCTCCAGGACATCGACGTGTGCCCACAACACGCCGGACTTCATGGGGGCTTCCAGCGCCCCGAGGATGCGGTCGTTCTTGTTAGCGTTCTGGACAATCTCGGTCACGCCGCAGGACATGCCGCGCTGCTTGAGCGCGCGCATCAGCAGCTTGCCGACGAAGGAACCGACGCTGTTGGTCTCGACGTAGACATGCAGGATGTTGCAGCGCTGGATAATGTCGCAGGCCTGCAGCACCTGGCCGGCAATGATCTGGGTATTTCGCGAATCGCTAAACTCGGCAAACTCCCCGGTCAGCCCTTCGCAGGCGTGCCAGTAGTAATTGCCCAGGCTGTCGTCATACACAACCGAAAAAGCCGAGGCATCCCCGCCGACCTTGCCCAGGGATGGATCCCAGTACGCCCGGCCGCTGACGATCTGGACATTCCCCAGCAGCATGCGCACCTGGCGGTTGGCGGTCTCGAGCCGCGGCTGCAGGTCGTAGGCCTTGATCTTTGCCGGATCGAGCCGGCATTCGTTGATGGGCTTGGCTTCGAGCATGTATTGAGAATCCCAGTAATTGAGGGTGCGGGTCTTCTTCCGGCGCTTGATCACGTCTTCCCGGGTGAAACGTTCCGGCCAGGCGCAATGGGCATAGATATCCATCACCACGCCCGGCGGCTTCGCAAATACAACCTCCTGCCGCTCGATGCGGTAGTCGACGCCCTCCTCAAGCATGCGCGCAAACTTGTGGATCCCTGTCATGACATACAGGCCATCGTCGCCGGGCTTGAACGGGAACGGATAGCGGGTGCGCTTGCTGGTGTCTTCGTACCTGATGCTGCATTCGAATAGCGGGATTTTCAGGCAGGCGGCGCCGGCGGCAACCTGCTCCGGATAGATGGAATCATGGGTGTGCGGCGTGCCGATGAAGGTTTCGCGCCCACCTGGCACCAGAATGAAGGTGGACTCCTGAATCTTGGAGCGCAAGTTCTCGCGCGCCTCGGCCGTCCGGATGTTCTTTGGCACCTCGACGTCGTCATAGTCAATGTCGCGCGCGCGGGCGCTGGTGACGTTCTGGTTGACGCCAACAGCTGTCATGCTGGCATTGCGGGCATCGTTCGACCCGGTCACCCAGAACATCTGTGCGCCTGGCTTGGTCGGCAGCATGCCGGCGCAAAGCGGGTGCCGGCGCAATACGTTGATGGTGTCGCGGGTCAGTTTCTTCGACAGCGGCCCATCGGCAGCCCAGATCAGCGATATCCTGGTGGGGTCCTTGTAAAGCTGCCAGGCCTTGTACACGGCGTAGATGGTGGACTTGGCCGCGCCACGGAATACCATCAGAACCCGGATCGGGTCTTCGCAGGTCTCCAGCCACATCGCAATGCGGATATGCAGAATCGGCACCTTCCAATTCTGGATTTTCGCCCAGAGCAGGAAGAATGCGACGAAGCCAATATCACGTTTTGCCATGCGTTTTCTTGTCGAAGGCGGTTTTCTTGGCGCGCTTGACTGCCTGATTCATCAGTTTCATGGCTTCTTTTTCGGCGGCGGCGACTTCGGCGTCCAGGGTATCGTGCTCGGCTTCGGCTTCCGGCACCGCCGCGCCTCCCTGTTCGCCGCCGGCGCTGCGCAACTGGATGGCGCTAACCAGGTTGGATGTCTTCATGATGACCGTCAGGGTCGCCGCGGCGTTCTTCTTGCACCAGTAGCGATCGCCCCTGGTCTGCTGGTCCATGGTGCCGGATTCAAGGGCAGCGCCCGGCCACTTGTCCGGGTCAGCCTCCTGCAGGAAAACGTCCGTCAGCTTCTCGGTCAGCTGCTGCAGCTTTTCGTATTGATCCTGTCGCATTACTCACCTCCTACGGCTGCCAAATCTGGACCACGATCCGGCCCGCCTGTGCCTGGTCTCCACCAGTAATCCTGATCCCAGTCCTTCTTTGCGCGGCGCTGCATGCGGCCAAGATAACCGGGGCTTAAGTTCTCTTGTAATGCATGCAGGCCGGCATGGTCAAGCGCTGCCTTGGCATACCAGAGATTCACGTAAGGGAGATGGCTGCGGGTGGTACGGATGCCCTCGGCGATGAAGTGCGTATCCTTGCCGTTTGCTGCCTCATAGATGTTCTCGACGCCCAACTTATAGCCAATATCGAACACGCTGCCGACCGTCGGCCCGGCCACGTTCTTGATGGCGTTGGCGGTCGCATCGCCGGGGTTTGCGCTTGGATCGGTCAGCAGGAAGTCGCCAACGATTCCGAGCCCGCCGGACTGGGCCATGGCGCGCATCCAGAATTTACCGGTGGTCATGTCGATGGGGTCTTTGCCCTGCACGATCTGCTTGTTCTGGAATGCGATCGCGCCCAGTGCCGTGAGCGACGTCATCATCGCAGCACCGTACATCAGCTTGTTTGCCAGCGCAGGCGCGCCGTCCATGCCTTGCGGCGCATCCAGCATGCGGCGCCAGTGGCGAGAAATCATTGCAATCGGGAAGGATTTGAACTGCATCACCGATCTGGCCAACTCGCCGCGGATCGTGCCGCGCGCGCTGCCGCCGCCGCTACTGAGTGCCTTGGTCGCCAGATCGGGATTGATCACCGCATATTCCGATTCGTCAGTGATCAGGCCCAGCACCTTAGCCACCACTTCGCCGGCGCGCGCGTCGCCGCTGGCCCGGATCGCCTCTGGCGTCAGGAAGTCAGCACCATTGAACTGGGTAAGCTGGCCGGCCCGGATCACTTGCCAATCTGCTTCCGTGATGCCCTTGCGGGTCAGGTGCGAGCGGTCCCACTCGGAGAGGCCCGCCCAATCGGTGCGGGACATGCGCGCCAGCCCGTTCATCATGGTCATCGAAAACGCCCGGCGCAGGGTATCCGTCCAGGCATTCATGAACGACAGCTTCATGGTCGAATTAGCCAGCCGTCCGGACCAGTTGTTCTTGATGTTGTCGCCGCTCCAGCGGTTCAGGTTCGACACCATGGAATCAGCGATCACGCCGTGCATTGTCAGAAAATCCCGCGTGTCGCCGTCGGTTGCCAGCTTGCCGATGTTTTTCAAAGCTTCCCAGTACGACAGCTTGTTGAATCCGGTGGTGACGAAGTAGGTGCCGACGTCGGTGATGCTGGATAGGACCGCGCCGGCCAGCTTGCCGAATACCTGAATGTTCCGGGCGTCCTGGGCGATCTGGGCGAGGTTGCCATTCTCGGCCATGCCGGTCTTTCCGCTGACGATGTCCCAATAGCTCTGCGGGGTGACACCGAAGGAACGCTCGACGCCTACATCTTTCTGCTTGGCCAGGTCAAACTGCAGGCGCATTTGCTGCGCCGGGTTCGGGCCGTACCGCTCCACCAGCCCGATGTCGCGCGACAGCCCGCCGATATGGCCGAGCATGGCGTCGTACATGCTGCCGCCGCCGTACCGGCTCATGTACCCAAGATAAGCGTCGGCGTCCTTGAAGTGGATCTGCCTGCTCTGGCTGCCGGCATTGGCCTTTGCCCCTGTGCCGCCGCCCTTCCCTGGCTCCATTTTATTCAAGCCTCCGGTTGCGATGGTCTCCCAGGCGGAATTCAGGACGCCGACCATATCCGCGTCACGCATCAGCGCGCCGTCCTCGGTCAGATAGCGCTGGCGATCGAGCAGCGGCAGGATTTCCTGCACCCACTTGTCACGCGCGGCCGCATCGCCGGCACCGCGCACGCGCCCCTGGTCGTGCGGCTGGGGTAGATAGCCGTAATCCAGCTGGCCGACGTCGCCGCCACCGGCATTGAAGCGCTGGCGCCCAGCCTCGTTCACTTCCAGCCAAACTTTTGCCCCCTTATGTGCCAGCTGATTGCCGGTGCTACCGTCAGCATTGCGGAAAATCTCGCGTGCCAAGTCGGCACTCATCTGGGGGTTTTCGGCGTCGAACAGGAACATCAGCGCCCGGCGGCTTGCACCAGCGCCCTGCCTACTGTCCACCGCGTCAAGCAGATCCATAAGGCCTGACATGAATTCCCGCTTGATACCCTCGACATAGGCGTCGGTTTGCTCCATTTCCTTCACCAGCGCCTTATTGCGCCCCACGGCATAGGAAGCCATCAGGTCACCCACGCGCGATTCCATGGCGGCTGTCTTGACGATCTGGAGCTGCGCACGCTGGACCTTGAGCGCGGCTTCCGCCTGGATATCCTGCATCGCCTGGCGGGAAGCATCGATCACGCGCTGGTCGGCGGACATGCCGCGCCAGGCTGCCGGGTCGCGCCGGGCCATGTTTCGCATGGTGGCAGCCAGCCGGTCGTCGATTTTCTTGATTTCGCCCTGGGTCAAAGCGCGGCCAGCTGCCGCTTGCACTGCCTGGATACATTGTGGTTTCATGTCGGAATGCTCTCTTTCCTTAAATTAATGGCAATTACCTTTGCCATGTTCATGATCATCCCGCTTACCGTCTGGGCCGGATCTGGCAGCCTGCGCGTTGCATGGCATGCGACCAAACGGTTCTTCCTGATCATGGGCTGCCTGTACGGCGCTGGCGGGATGATGGCTTTCATCTACTGGTTAAGCGCTGCGTAGGAAGCAATTCGCCGCCACCTCCAACAACGGCGCATCCCGCACATCATTGGCCGCTTCAGCCCGGACAGCCTCCAGCGCATCCGCCAGCCGCATCGGCGCATCCATTCCTTCCAGCTGCACCATCATGTCGGGCGATAGCCGGGCGATTTCGGCAGCCTGGGCGTCGAGCGATGCAGCCATGGGGTTTGCTTCGGGCTTTGCTGCCGGCGCGCCCTGTGCCTGATCTGGTGCCAAATCTGGCACTTTTGGTGCAGGAATTCCTGAATCTGTTTCGGTTTTACCCGCTTTCGTTGCGGGGATCTCCGCAACGGCCTGCTTGACCGCCAGCGCCATGGGCTTGGGCGTCGGGGCGTCGATCGCTTCACGTTCCCCGCGTACCCGGGCGATATTGGCATCCAGCTGCTTGACCTGCTGCGCTGCCTCGGCTGCCGTGCGGTTGGTCTCCAGTTGCTGGCTCAGTCGCTCGATCTGGCCGCTGACGTCGTCCATCCGGGCGCCAAGGTCCTTTTTGGCAGCGGAAAGCGCCGCCTTGTAGCTGATGCCCTGCTCGGCCTGGATTTCCTTCGCACGCGCGCGCATGGCGTCGTCGGTCATCGATGGGGCAGATTGTTCCAGGCGGGAGATTTCGTCACGGATGGCCTTGATCTGGCCAGAGTCTGCAATGTTGCCGACCTCGGGCAGGATATCGGCGCGCTGGGCCTCTAGCCGGACGATCAGGTCATCCAGCAAACGAGCATTGCTCAAATCATCAACCCGCACCAGGTCGCCGACAGAAACCCGCTCGCCGGCACCGATCTGGTCGGATGCCCGCAGGACTGCGTTCAGATGCTCTTGCGCTCCAACGACGTCGGCCGGGTCGCGCAGGTTCCACGATTCCACCGTCTGGCGCACCAGGGCGACACGCGCCGCGGCGACTGCTTCCGGATCCTGAGCCGCTGCCCGGCCGGCTTCGGTGCCTTGGCGTTCGGCTATGTACTTGTCGGTGCGTTCCAGGTAGCCGCGCGTTTCCTTCGCCGGCGCCGCCCGGCCTTCCATCACCGCCTTACCCGCCTTGCCGCCGCCGTTGTAGTGGGCGATGGCCGCGCGCACGTTGCCGTTATATTGGGAAATCAGGTCTTTCATGAATCGGGCGCCAGCATCGATGGAGGCCACCGGGTCACGCGGATCGCCCTTACCGTAGGCTGTCCAGGTGTCGTCCATGAACTGCATGACGCCCTTGGCGCCCTTGGGTGACACTGCGGTAGGACCGGAGCGCTCGCCCACGTTCTTGATCGCCAGCAGCGCTTCCGGAGGGATGCCTTCGCGCTGGGCAGCGGCGACGGTGTAGGCGTCGAGCCGGGCATCGTCAAATCGCAGGTTCAGGCGCTCACTGCCGCCCATCTGCACCAGCTGGCGCGCAGCAGCAGGATCAGCGGCTGGCGGGTTTGCTGCACGCGCGCGCACGCCACGCATGGCGTAGGCACCAAAAGCGCCGGGCACCAGGGTAGAGACTGCCAGCCCGACCGGGTCAAACGGGTTGTACTGGTCGGCGATCTTGTCATAACCGGCGTTTTCCAGAATGGCCTTGCTTGCCGCCTGCTGGGCGATGAAGCCGCCAGGGCCACCGGCTGCAACCAGTGCCGTAGTGCCGAGCACGGTTTTCCCAGCAATCGGTAGCGCCACGGATGCGCCGGCAGTCACGCCAGCCACGGCGCCGACCTTCGTGCGGGTGTCGAAGTCCACGCCCTGGGCTTTCAGCCTGTCGGCCTCGGTCATGCCTTCATCGACGCCGGTGAATACAGCGCCAGGCACGCCACCAGCGGCAACTGAATAGCCGACCGCCTTGGTCATGAAACGAGACAGTCCGAACAGGAGGTCTTCCGCAGCATTGGAGGTGTTCGGATCAGGCGCAAAATCTCGAGCGGTCGCGCGCAGGCTGGTGCCGATTTCCGTGCTGAATGCCTCGCCGGACTGGACAGCGTCACGCGCCGGCTGCCCGGCCTCAATGCGCTGCTTGCGCGCTTTCGAGTCAAACAGCATGGAAGGGTCAGCCTGCAGTCCGTAACCAGCCTGTACCGCGCCGAACGCGCCGAGCATGTCCGCGCCAAAACCTGCAGACTCCAGTGCACCAGCGCCCACGCCCTTCGGTGCCGCCGTCGTGGTATTCCATAGGCTGATGCCAAAGGATGGCCGTGCGGGCGGAGCCTGCAGCGGTCTGGAAATTCGGTCATCCAGCGCCTTGTCGGTGCCTTCCTGGAACATGTCGTCGATCATTTGCGCACCTCGATTACCAGCTTGGAACCGTCTGCCTTGGTCACGTAGCCCATGCCGGCACGAACCAGGTACTTGCCATTGCCGGCGTGTTGCAGCGAGGCGTCCGGCAGGGATTGAACGAACTGCGCCACCGGCACGGGAGTTTTGCCGACAAACACCTGGCCGCCGGGCGCGGCGATCTGCTCTGGCTTGATGGCCTCGACACGCTTCTCGAAGGTGTCCTCGTCCATCCCGTACGGCAGCGGGATCTTGCCGCCGTTGCGCTCGATGATGCCGCCGGTGACCAGCTTGATTGCCTGCTTGATGTTGCCGCTGCCCTCGGCGGTCAGCCCGGCCTGGACAAAATATGCAGCGTCGATCATACGGCTCGCCACCTCTTCGTTCAGGTAGACGCCCCGGATTTCCGTGGCAGCGGTGCCGCGCCAGCCGGTTTCCTTCATGTCGTCGACCACAATGGACTTATCCCGCAGCGCACGCTCGCCCTTGAGCACCAGCTCGCTGGCATATCGCCCCTGGGTGGTCTTCTGCCCGGCCAGCATCATGGCCGTGCCCAGCACCTTGTCCTTGGCATCGATCTGGCGGGCAAAATCGACAAGACGGTCGCCGTCGCCAATGACCTGGCCAAACGATGCCAGCGCCGTGGATTGCTGGTCAGGCGGGAGAGAACGCACCAGGCGCCCGATTTGTTCGGCTTCCTGCGGTTGGAGTGGGGAGATTTTGCGGCCGGCGGCGACCTCAATCTGGTGGATTTGCTGCATGCGCTCACCGAGCACCTGCTGGGCCTGCTGGACGTTGGACACGTTGAAGGTGGGCGCATCCTTGATCACGCCGCGCTCCTGGGCTGCCTGCCAGGGGTTTTCCTTGTAGGCCTTGGCGCCGCCATCGTAAATGCGCTGCATGGCATCCAGGCGCTTCTGTTCGGCGGGATTGGTACCGACGCCGGCAGACGATCCGCGCGACTGCACGCGCTCAATGACGGCAGCCTGCTGGTTCAGCGGCAAAGAGGCGAATCCGGCCACCTCCGCTTGGGATTTGACGATCTCCTGCACCGCGCCGGCGGCGCTGGTCCCGGCTGTTACGTCGGCCAGCTGCGCCAGGTAATCCGTGGACAGGTAGCGGCCGTTGAGCATCAGGCCCTCTGCATCCTTCAAGGCGTCCCGGGCCTTGTTCTCGCGCGCTTCCAGTTCCCGGTTGACCTTTTCCGCGTCGCGCGCGCCGGCTGCCAGGATGCCGTTTTCGTAGGCGTATGCCTTGGTGATCAGTGCGGTGCGGCGCGCCGGGTCGAGAGGCTCACCGTCCGGGCCTTCGATCTTCTCCCGGGCGGCGCGCACCAGTTCGATATTGCCAGACTGCGCTGCGCCCTCCAGTGTTGCATTGGCGAAATTGAAGGTCGCGCCTTCTTTGAATCGCTGCTTTGCGTTCGCCATGGCAACCGGGTCCATGCCAGCCTGTGGCCCCATGGTATCGACGATCTTGTCCCATTGTGCTGTGGCGCCCGGCAAATCCCGCATAGCGGCACGCTGCAGCTGCTCGCTGATGTTGGTCAGGTTCGCGCCGGTATCCTGCTGGGTGCGTTTGACCACGGCACCATTGAGGCTGCGCTCAATAGACCCGTTTGTCCGGATCAAGTGGCTTTCAATCACCTCCATCTGTTCCGGCGCCAGTCCGGCGGTGCGCTCCTTTTTTCGTTCGCTGAAACGCTTCTGGTAGGTCGGCAGCGCTTCTTCCGGCTTTACCGTGCCATCTGCCAGCCCGCGGCTGATTTCGTCGTTCAGGTCGTGGGCGTCATTGTCCATGGTTGCCAGCACTGCAGCGGCTTGTGATCGCTGCTTCTGCTGCTCCGCCTGCTGCAGATCGCTGGCCACCTGCATGCCGGCCTGTGCCACGCGGCCAAGAGCATTGGTTACCTGGTTGTCTTGCTGGACTTGTGCCTGGCGCTGCGGCTGCGCGACCACATTGCCAAAGTTTCCTTGAGGGATTCTCATTTCTTCCAGCCTTTCGCAATCTGGGCGCCGCCCGACAGGATCGACGCGCCGGCATTGATGTAGCCAGCAGTCTGGGCATTGCGGCCCTGTGCCTGGGTGATGCCGGCCTGGTCATTCGCAGTGCGCTGGCGGCGGGTGCCGGTCAGCAGTGTGCTGTAGGCGTCCTCCTCGGAATCCTGATAAATCTGTTCGTTGATCCGCAGCGCCGAGCCCTCGCCGATGGCTGCGCCGGATGCAGCATTGGCAGCGTTGGCCGAGCCAATCGCATACCGCTGCGCCTTGCGGATCTTCTCAGCCTGGGCCACAGCAGCGTCCTTTTCTGCCTCTCCCTCCCGGCGCTGCAGTTCGGCGTTGACATCGGCCGTCTTCTTGTCCTGCTGGCCCTGCATGATTGCCGATCCGGCACTGACCGCAACGGATGCGGCCAGCAATGCGACTTCAATTCCCATATACAACCTCCAGTCCAATTGCGCAGCGGGTGAATCCCAGCCGCTCGTAAAGCCCTGCCGTGCGTTCCGGGTCCAGCCCGGTCGATGTGCCAGCGTGCAGCCAGACCGCGTTGCGCGACTCGCCCCAGGCGCGCAAGGCGCAGATCAGCCTCGTGGGAGCCATGCTGCCGCGCGCTTCCGGCGCCATAAAGAAGCTCACCTCATGCGCCACCACGTCATCGCTTGCCCAATGCTTCTCGATCATGCCGGCAATGCCGCCGACGACCAGACCGTCGCGTTCGGCAACGAAGATCACGCCGTTTGCATCGGTCAGCAGGAATCGCATCATGGCTTCGGCACGCTCCCGGCTGAATCGCAGGCGCGACCAGCGCGGGCTTTCCTTGTGCAGCAGCTCCCCAAGATCGAGGATGCGCTCGAGATCGTTCAATGTTGCGACGCGAATGCTCATGAATTCACCGTGAATTTGCGGACGACCGCCAACAAATGGAACGGCAGCGGCTCGTCTTGGGTAATCGTGATGGGGGAATCTCCCCGGTACCAGCCTGACAGGCCGATGCGGTCATAGCCGGAATACTCGGGCGGCGGTTCGTCCAGCAGATCGCTGCCGAATTCGCGGGTCGTCAGCGGGTCGCCGTTGACCTTGCCGCCGACAGATTCATGGAACAGAAGAGAGGTTTCGCTGGTTCTCATGTTGTTGCCCTGGGCGGTGCCGTCGCCGGCCTGCACTTCCGGACGCAGCAGCTCCACCGTGCAGGTGTATAGCAAGCCGATTTCTACGGTGTTGGCCGTGCGCCCGAGAACAACCTGACCGCTGGAAACCGTGTAGGTGCCGATGTAGACGCCGTCGGCGATGACGCCCACCGTCTTGCCTTCCAGATGCGCCAGGCCGGTCCAGGTTGCCGCGCCGGGGCCGCTTGTTCCGGTGATCGCGCAGTCGGTCAAAATGCCGGCGTCAAATCGTTCCACATATCGTTTCGTCACGCCGACGATCGTGCGCCGAACCAGCGTCCAGATTTCGTCGCCAGTCGCGTTCGGGATGCAGGCAATCGACTCATATGCCCCGTCGGTAGCATGCCGCGTCCAGGCGGTGACGCCCTCGTCCCGATCCAGCGTCATGGCGGCGATCTTGCCGTCGGCGCGCACGCACCAGATTTGCGACCCTGGCTCCTGCTGGTAAGCCATGTCCACGATCCCCGACACGGTGATGTGTTCGGCTAATACCGTCAGGTCAGGGGATGCATAGCTTTCCTCAATTGCCTTGTACGAGAATGCGCGCAGCTTGCGGCCAGCGCGCTGCACGAACAGCAGCTCGCCTCCAACCCGCACCGGTTTGACGTTGTTGCAGCCGTGCACCGATGGGCTCTTGATCTGGCGGTTCGTCGGGGTCAGCGGCTTCTCGACACCGCCGGTGATCGAGTATTCCCCGCCATAGGTCAAGGGCAGCAAAGCGTTGATCGACGACATGCGCACGATAGGATTGATCTGACCGCTCGACGGCAGCACGATGGCGAAGGCGTCGTCGTCCACGTCGCCAAGGGTGAAATCGTAGTACAGAGCGGACCGGCTGCCCCAAACCGTCTGCGGCGCGCTATCTGTGCCAGCGGCGACCAGGCGCTGCTCGTGCAGCACGCCGGTGCGCGGGTAGCCATCCACCGCGTTCCAGACCGGGCCCTCCAGCGTCCAGGCATTGGGCGGCGATCCGACCACAGATGAAAGCTCCGTCAGGATCTCTGCTTGCGCGCTCGATGCGCTCGAGATCGACGTGAGGCGCACCAGGCCGCCGTTGATCCTGATGAACTTGTCGGCATCAACAGCACGAAACCCGTCCAGCGTGGTCGGCGAAGAAGTGACCGACTTGGCCGTGCCGAGCACCGTGGCGGCGCCTGGATCGGCCACGGAATAGGTGAATGTGTTGGCATCCACCACCGTCACGGAATAAGTGCCATCGTAGCCGGTAGGCGTACAGCCGTCGATCTGCACAGTGTTGCCACTCACGTAGCCGTGCGACACGATCGTAACTGTCGCCGTGGTCGTGCCATCGTGCGACAGCCCGGTGATGCTCTGGACGGCGCCATAGCCAGGCGTGCTGCCATCGGTCTGCAGGCTCAAGGTGATAGTTTCGCCGACCGGGTCTTTTGCCGACGGAACCAGCGTGCCTTGCGGGGAATCCTCGAGCTTCCAGTCATTGGCCGGGATGGCTGCTCCGGTGAAAGCCGTGGTGATCTCGCATGTGACCACCGTCGCGCTGGTGTAGCCGGTGATGGTTGCCGTTCCGCCCTGATAGGTAATGCGCCGGCCGACGTCGCCGGCCAGAAACGTGCTGGCTGATGCAGTAAATGTGCGTCCAGCGCCGACCGTGGCAGCCGACAGCGTCAACGTGGCATTGAAGCGGTGCCCGAGCTCATCGAACGGGATGGCCGAGAACGGCGCTTCCTGCAGCGACCAGCTATCCGCGGCGAAGCGCTTCAAGGTATTAATCAAAACATCGCCATGAAAAATGAACATGGTGTCCGCGCCCTGGGTGTAATCCAGCTCGGCCAGCATGGCGGCGGTGTAAGGCGTGGCGACCTCGTAAGGCGAGCCACCGCTCAGGATCTGCCCGCCGCTCTGCTCGTAGAACCGAATATAGTTCTCGCCGAACTCCAGCATGTAGGCTTGCTCGCGATTGAACACGAACGGCACCAGTCGGGCGACCTTGTCGTGATGCTTGGCGCTGGCGATGTACTTGGTGCCTGGGCGGCGCTGGGCCCCGCCGTGAATGCCGACCGTGACATTCTCCAGCGTCTTGGCGCCATTGCGGTAGCGCTCGACATCGACGCGGCCGTAGCACTTCGGGGAGACCTCGCCGGCGGTGAAATTGGTCTGAATGATAGTTACGCGTGGCATGCCGACCTCAGAAACGGGATTCGAGGAAAGAGCCGGATGCGAACTCTTCCGGCGGGTCGTCCTGGCCGTCGATGGCCTTGGCCTGCTTGAGCTCACGCATGTACTCGTCGCGCTGGCTGTCGCGCACGCTTGCCGAGCTGGTGACCGCATAGGCAATCTTGGCAGCCATGGCCAGTTCCATGACGTGGATCAGGTTCGCGCTCCAGGTCGCTTCCACCTTGTTACGCCAGATATAGACCAGCGGCAGGACCGTAACGTCGGCAAGGATGGTTTGCCCTTCCATGCGGTAAGGCAGTGGATTGTCTTTCTCGCCCACCTGCAGGGTGCGCAGCCAGTCACCGGGCAGGCTGAATTTATATTGAAAATCGAATTCTGGCGTAGCAACCAGCGGCGCCAGGTTCACGCGCTTGGTCGCGCAGTTCCATGGATGCAGCCGCAGGACGTTGTCGCGCACGCTGTCGTAAAGGTTGCTGCAGATCCGAGCATGGTCTGTCGCCTGGCTCAGATCGTTGATCGGTTTGGCCCCCAGCATCACCAGGGCATTCGAGCAAATGGAAACGGCGCTTGCCATGTTCGCACCTTCAAATAAAAAACCGGGAGCACTTGGCTCCCGGCAAAGGCCCCACCACGTGAACGGGAGGAGAAGAGAGAATCAAAAACCTGATCAGTCCGGGGTGATGACTTCCACCTCGATACGAATCTGCGCATCATCGGTCGGGTTGGCGCCGGTCAACGTCGCCACAACCACGGTCGGCACAGTGGTCACATACTCGACACCAGCAGCCACCAGCGCGCCACTGTTCAGGATGGTGCGACCGGCGGCCGAAATATCAGCAGAGGCAGCGATGCCGTTCAGATCGACTTCGACACCGGTTGTCGCATGGCGCAGACCAACGTCAAGGGTGACGCTGGTGCCGAATGCCGTGTGGCTGGCATACGAACTGGAGGTGATGCGGGTACCGACCGGCAGAATCTGCGGGCTGGCGATGGTGTCGTTCTGAGCCCAGGCAGCGGTCGCAGGCGAGGTGATGACCACCACGCGCTTCTTGCCGTAGGCCTCGTTGGGGCTCATCTTGGTGCGCGCTGCCACTTTCGCGGCTTGGCGGGATACGATTTCAGCCATGATTTACTTCCTTTCAGATGGTTTCAGGGGTTGCCCCGGCTCTCACCGGGGGCTGCCTGAGAATTATTGGAACTCGATCGCGACGACTTTTTTCTCTTCGACGCGGGTCACGCCGTAGGAGCCAGCGGCCGAAACCTGCATGGTGTCTTTCTTGTCACCACGGCGCTGCGACTTGCCTTCAAAGAAGCCGGTGCCACGATATGCGGCAGACTTCGCCCAGGCGGCGGTCGTGTAGGTCGAGCCCGACAGCTGGATGCCTTGGTACGGGATCCACTTGAAGCCCAGCCATTTGCCGGAAATGTCGCCTTCCTGCAGCATCTTGACCGCCATGTAATCGGCGCTGGTCAGGGTGGTGTCGGTCAGGATGTCTTCCAGCATGACGTCGTTGTAGGCGATGTAGAGCTCGTCGCCGTTGTGCTCGTCGGACTCGTTGGCGCGGAACAGCTTCTTGGTCGTGATCAGCTTGGCCTTGGTCAGGCCGGCCGAGCCGTGCACGATGGTCTGGCCGGCGCCGAGCGCTACGGCAGTGCCGTCTTTCAGCTGCGAGTTGCCGATCAAGGCGTTGAAAATCAGGTTGTCCTTGCGGCGATTCCAGGCCATCAGCAACGATTCCATGTAGGAGCCGTTCGGGTTGGCCAGCAGCTTGGGCTCGTCGGCACGGTCCACCGGCAGCGCCTGGTAGAAGTCACGCATCAGGGCCACGCGAGTGCTGTGGGTCGATTCGCTCCAGCTGGTGTCGCCGTGGCGGGTGGTATTTTCCGGGGTGTCATCAAGCGCAGCCAGCAGGTTTGCGGTGAACGATTCGCCGGTGATGTTGCCCTTGTCCATGATGGTGGCTTCGAGGCGGGATTCCTTTTGCTGCGCGAGCAAGCGGATTGTGGTGTCCCACTGCTGGACAAATGCTTGAGTGATCGTGGTGCTACCCATGAACATGGCCATGCTTGCGCTTGCTGCCAGCTCGTTCGAAATGAGATTAAAAGCAGTGGCAAGTACCAGAGCAACCGCCAGGCCGAGCTGCCATTTATGGGCTTGAATGTACTGTTTCATATGGACTCCAA